TCCTTGTCTTTGTACCTGTTCTGATACTTCGTATCTTTCTGGGCATAATTGTTGTATATCATCATTATCTAGGTATAGGTCTATTGGACGCTCCTCAAAGGCTATAACGTACAGTAGAGCCATAATGATAATGAGTGATCCGATTAATACTATTTTTTCATTACCTTCGAACTTAACGTGAAATTCCATACTAAATTTCTCCTAAGTATTTTGTAAATGCGTAGTTACCATTAACATCTGAATAAGCTATCTTGTCTCCTGTTCCAAAGGCAAAAGCTAAATAAGTGCTTGTCGTTGCAGTTCTGTCTGTAACAGTTCCAATGCTTGTATCATCGACAAATAATTCAAATAAACCATCAGCACTTCTAGTTACTTTTACTTTGACCCATGTTTGAAGTGCTTTAGCTCCAGAAGAAAACTTATCAGTAGGAGTTCCAGCGACACTTTCAAAAAGTGCTACTGTTTCATCGTCATCGAATCTAACTCCATATCCATCTTGACCAGCGGCTGCACCACCACCGATAGTATCAGCAACTAGCATCACATCCATTACATTTGCATCTAAATCTTTCTTTATCCAGAATTCCCAGCTTCCAAATGCCGAGTCTGTTGCTTCAATAAAATCAGGTATGCGTAGATATAATATTCCTGCTGAAGCACAATTCAATACCTTTATATCTTTTCCATTAATAGTATCAGTAGCAACTCCCCATGTTCCTGTGCTTACCTTAAATGGGCTATTTTCTAACTGTGAATCTGCTGTACTATTATTATCAATACTTTCATATACTCCCCAGTCAGTTTTAAACTGAACTACTGAAGCACTTGCCCTGCAATATTTATCTACATCAGCTGCTGTTGCCAATGTTGATGACATTCTTATGTCAGCTACTAAACCATCAAAACCCCTGTTTGAATTTGTATTGTTAAAAACAAAGACGTTAGTTGTTCCAGCGGATGGAGTGCCACTATCAGCAACACTTGTTTCATCAATACCATTAATATATATTTCACAATTATCACCACCAGACGGCCTATTAACCACAAGGCTGTACCATCTATTGGTTACTATGCTACCAGTGTTTGGTAAAGCACTTGTTGATCCATCAGAATTTAATACAAGACGCTGACCACCAGCAATGATATATAGTTTATATTTGTTATTATCAATAATTCTTCCAAAACTGCCGTATGAATTAGCTTTAAATGTGCAATATACAGCAATATCACCAGTGCTTATAAAATCTGCTCCCATGTCTATTCGTTCAGTTCCACCACTTGCAGTAGTACAACCAAAGCTATTTCCAAACCAAGTTTTCTTATTAATAATTGTCTCCACAGCTCCATCCCTTCCATTGTCAGAAAGATCTATTGCTGTAGCACCAACTATAGTTCCATCATAATGAAACATATATGGATGATCTGGTTTAAAGTCTATCTTTTTAGTAACCTGCGTTAAAGCTTTAGTTGGCCATTTAACATTCATTAGCTCGCTATGAACTTCATCTGCTTCTGTTGCTGTTAGCTCATCAGCAAAAAATACACAGGCTGAAATAACACCATTAAAGAAAGTAGTTTCTGTTCCTAGATCGAAGTTACTTGCACTAAATCCTGTAGCTGTAGTTATAATAATTGTTTGGTTCTTGTTATCTGCTAAAGTCGATGTTTCTGCCCCGGCAACATAAATTGTAGGAGAACTAAAACCAGTGGCTGTAACAGTTCCTGCGCCAACCTCAACTGTATGTGTACCACCATCTAAATCAGCAATATCTTCTGAAGTAGTCTTAGGACTAAGCATTATTGCGACAGTCTTGACTGTTAAGCCAGTATTCCCAATCGAAACAGAATCGTTTACACCATCAAAGTCCAATCCATCTCGCATAAAGTATGGTGTATCAGCACTTCCATCGTTAGAACCAATAAAATCAAGCAATGATCTGCTTCTGAAGTCCATGTAAAATGATGCTTTTTGTTTAATTATATTAGACATAGTTTATTCAACAGCTGGAGTTAGATCTGTTTTTACTTGTTCAATAATTTCTTTTAACTGCTTAGAAGTATAATGTTCGTTTTCTTCAGTAACATAATACTGTTCAAGCATATCAGTTAAATCTTTTTCTTCTCTAGGCTCATCTCCTAATAGCTCCTTAGCCTTAGCAATCATTAAAGTACGTTTTCTATCATTAATTTCAAGTGGAGTTGATTCTTCTTCTACTTCAAATCCTTCTGGGTAAATTCTATTCATAATTTTATTAGTTATTAATTAGCAAAATCGTCAATAAGTGTGATAAACAAGTTTTATAGTAAGCGTATTCGCAGCTGCGTTACTTGAATTTAAGGCAGCAGAAATCTTTGTTTTCTTTGTAACAATAGAATTGATAGTTGATTGACTTCCTTCTTGAGACTGAACAGCACTTCTTGTTACTGGGATGCAACTTATTTCAACTTCTGATCCTGATTCACCACTATACAAAGTTATTTCATAGTCTCCATTAGCTGAAATGCTAGCTATTGATACATAATGAACATCAAAGTCCTTTTGTATAACATCTTCAGTAGTTTCGTCTCCATCAAAAGTTTCAGCGTTAAATGCAATTTCTATATCAAAATGATCCGCGTCTGAAGTAGCAACTATTGTGTGTATTCCGTCATAATTAGTAGTACCTACTATTTCTATATCCATACCAACAGAATATCCATGAGCTGTTGCAGGTATTCTTACAACATTAGGAGTTTTACCTTGATCGGCAGTTGTTGTATTATTTAGTGTTCCAGTATTTCCTATTATTACAATTTTGGTTTTTTCAGTTTATGTAGTATTTGAAGTTGTTAAAGTAATTGTGTCAGTCTTTGGAGGATATATATATGTTTTAGAGTGTAGATGTTCTTCTATGATATCTAGTTTGTTCCATGACCCTGCCCTACCCGATATATGTTCTACCATATTTTTTTTATTATGCTTTAAGTCTTTGCTTTAAGATAACTGTATTAGTTGCACCTGACGCTATTACGACCCATCTAAAGCGTCTAAAGTTGTTATTGTTCGCTGACAAAGTAAATAGTTCTGTTCCGTTAGTTACAGTCTTTGAATTTACTGTTGCATTAAGCTCATTGTCATAGAAGTAAGCACCATTCCAGTCACCTGAAGTATCTTCATCGTTAGTTACTTCTAATGTAAGCGTTAGTGTTCCGTCAGCGTCTATAAACTTACCTGTAAGTGATTGATCTTGATAACCATCCATTGTTCCACCTGTTGCAGAAGGATAGTAATGTGTTGCTGCACTTACGTTGGTTGTATCCACTAGACTTGCACTAATATACTGACTGCTCAATGGATCAACTTCTTCGCTCCTATGGCTTGTGGTAGCTACTGTGTAACCTTTATCTTGTTCTTCAATTCCTACTATATAGGCATCAGCAGAAGCAAAAGGTGTTCCATAACCAGCTACTGTAATTACGTTAGCAGCTGAAGTGATACTTACTCCACCTTGTCCATTAATAATTGGTGATTGCCATTGTCCGCCTGTAGGTCTGTATAAGATATAGGCAACACTACAATTGGCGTCAGCCACTGTAAAAGGAAAACTTGAACAAGTTATAGTTGTGGTCGATGTATATGCCACAGTGCCATCTACAGGGCTTCTGTGAGTTACATTTAACAAAGATAATAACGAATTAACATATTGAGCGCCAAGAGCATCAACTTGCATTGAAGCGTAATCTCCGTCTGTTCCTGCTAACCCTGCCAAAACATCATTTCTTACACCCATTGTATGAGTTCCATAATCAGCTGAGGCATGAGCAACATCCTCTATGTGTTCTGAGGCTGTAATTTGTTTTCTGTCAAGTGTCATTCTTGCTGCACCAATATCACCTTCACCGACACTATCCGTTGATCCCTCGTCAGCGAAGTAACCAACTGGAGTCACAAGACTTGTAGCTGGAGTAAATGCAGCATCATCAACTAGCGTGCCAGTTAGCCCTGTTGAACTTGTAGGAACTACTGTCATTGATCTTGTTGTGTATCCAATAGTATCTGATGTTCCAGTTGTAGCTTTTTTGTAATAAAGCTTTCCGCGCTCATAATCAACTCCATACTCTCCATTGGACAGTCCATCTAAGAACTGAGTTACTACTTGAGGATCAAAATCTGAATCTTCAGGTAAAGGTACTTCAGTAGTTAGTACTGTTCCAGTTGTCCAAGCAACAGAACTTTCATTTGAGTAAATCTCAAACTTTGTTGTTCCAACTGCTAGAGTAAAGTTTGCAAGTGTGCCAACCCAACTTTGAGTAGCAAGCGCTGCTGTATTAAAAATACTCAACACATAAGAATTGCTTGTTGCTGCTACACCTTTAATAAACCCGTACAACTCATCTCCACTAGGATCACGTAAAACTATTATAAATCCTGCGGTAGCTGCTGGTGATTCAAATAGTTGTTCTAAATTATAATCAGGATCTGTAATAGTAACATCTGCAGCGGTTGCAGTTTCAGTAATTGCTGTAATTATTGCTGTTGATTGTCTATCGTTATTACTCAATCGAAGGTTATTTGGACTTCTCCAAAAAGACCCTACTTTGTCACCGATAAGGTTCATTACTGGAGCACTATTCAGAGACACAGTCTGCGAGAATCCTGCTGCTCCTGTAACAAACGTAACTGTCTCACCTGTGACTGGTACCTTGTCGTACGACACAGATACGTCATTAGTTGGCAGCGGATTCCATTGATCAATGGCACGCCCCAATCTGTTAGTTAAGAAATTCATAAAATTAAAGATTAGATATATCGTCTACAATTCCATACTTTCCTTGGAATTACGATTTTATTAGTTATCGGAGGAGAAGCTTATTGCTCTCCTCCTTGTGTAAGATTTATAATACTGATTCTGTGACTTCACCGTTGCTATATGTAGTTCTTGCTATCTCTTCACCATCTTCTCTTATAACAAATTCTGTTTTTCCACTAAGTGGCGAAGCTACTTTTTTCTTTCTAGTCTTTTTTTCTTCTGTACTCATAAATTTAAGATTTAGTTATTAAGCAGGAGTTTGAGGTGCTCCAGCTCCAGTATTTGTAGCAGGACCACAAACCTGTACTTGATCTGTTACATCTGAACAGAAAGCAGTCGCATTATGATTAGGATTTACAAAAAGTAAATTACCAGCGACTAAACCAGAAACTGAATCAACAGCATCATCAGTAGCAGCAGCACTATTTGAATTTATAAGAGCATTCATCATAATAGGGTTTATAAACACATTTCCAAAGTTTACATCACTAGTAGCTAATACTCTTATAAAGCTCAAGTCTGTTGAACTTGTAGCAGTCATCCAAATGCAATCCTTAAAGATGTTGTTCTTAAAAGGTTGCCCAGAAGTAACAGTATCAATTGCCATTACTGCTCTACCTGCTGAAGTTAATAAAGTGTCATTACCAAATGTACAATTTATCATTGTTACAGAATCACCACCGTGAAGAAAGTCATATGCGTCTGTTTGATCTAGATTATCTACATCACCGAAAGTAAATGAACAATTTTTAAACAATGTTCCTTCTCCACCCTCTTGGAAACAAGTAAGTGAAGTAGCTTCATCATCAGTTTGGATAAACTTAATGTTGCGGAAAGTATTTCTGGTTCCAGTATTTTTAATTACATAAACCGCAGCAGTACCTGCTGTACTTTGAACCTTAGTTCCTTGTTGTATTAATCTGTCTCCGCCGTCCATTCCAACAAAATGAATTCTGCTCTTGCTTACTGCTAAACCACCAACAGCTACACTATGAGAGCTATTAGAATCTAGCATAATGATGTCGTTATTGTTGCTTTCAGCAGCGTCATAAGCTGCATCTAAAGTAGTATAAAACGTAAGCAAACCATCTGCGTTTGGTGTAAAGACTTCCTGCATTTTCAGATAATTAGCCTCATCTGAATTCGCTGAATTCATTACGACGAATATATTACCAAATGTTGGACAAATAGTTCTAGCAAAATCAGCTAAGCTACGTCCAAATCCAGCATTTTTGTTATATCTCATAATTTATTTTTTTAATTTCCTTTAAGAGCCACCACCCACCAAGGTTCTTATGTTGCTTCTCTTATTAGAATATTTATTTAATCTCTAAGCTGCTCCATCTCCAGAACTCATAACGATCCATTGAGCTCTTATAATTTCCATTGCATAAGCTGCGTGACAAGCAAACTTCCAGTCCATTGTCTCAAATTCCTTACCGTCATTTTGACTTGGTGGAATAAGTTTTGGATTTGAAAGAATCTTGCAGATAGCATCTGTTCCATTTAGGTTTGCAAGCATCCAGTATTTTGCTTTTGTTGAGTCATAAACTCCAGCAGCAGTAGTTGATAAGTATGGAAGAACAATCAATTTATATTTCTGTCCATAGACATTGTAGATACCTTGTACTGCACCATCTGGTGCAGTAGTTGATTTTAGATACTCTAAAGCTGTATTAACAGTATTAGGATCATTTGTAGTAATCAAACAATCAGGTACTTCATTAATTGTTTCTCCGTTTGAATCAATCATCTGTGTAGCAAACAATTTTTCACCAGCTTCTAGTCCACCTTTAGAAAGTAATGGGTTGTTAGCAATTCTATTTCTGTAAGTTGTTGTACTTCCTGTAACAGCATGTGCTGAATAGAAAAGTTCAAAACCGTCACCAGTAGTTGTTGCAGTAGTATCACCATCTAGGTTTGTATAAGAAGTAGCTGTTCCAAAAGTAAATCTATGGGTTAAATCCCATTCCATTCTCTTAGCAGCAGATCTTCCTAGATTATTGATTCTGTTGTTCATCTCACGATATTTGTTTCCAGTTCTCATTAACCAAGTAATCTTGGTCATTCCACCAACCTCGTATACTGTCCAAGATTTTTTGTATCCTTGGTTAATATCGAGATATGCAAAATCTCCGCCTTCACGTTTGATCTTAGCTACTGAGAAACCATCTAGGCTTGACTCATCGCTAGTTACTAAACTTGTTCCTTCAACATCAAAGAGTTGAGAAGCAACTTTAGGGAACTGATCAAAAGCTTTACGAAAATTTATTGTGGAGTTCGCAACAAAATCGTCAAAATTTGTTGTATTTATTGTACGTGCCATATTTTACTCCAATTTATTATTAATTAAGCTTACGCAACGTTAGCGTAAATAGATTTACCGATTGAGAAGATTCCTTCTGTAGTGCTGATGTATCTTACGCAAGTTACTACTCCATAAGTTGATGCACCTTCATTAACAGTTACTGCATCAGTTAAGTCATAACTCATACCTTGAGAGGTAATTGCTAAGGCTCCACTTGCTGTAGCTCTAATCAAGGCTGGACCAATTGGTACTGCAACAGGAACTAATGCTGTATTTGAATACAGAAAAGTACCAGCAGTTGCAGAAGTAATTGTTGGACCTTCATATACACCAAAACAAGGCTCATCTGTTGCACCAGTTGTAGAATCTGCTGGAGTAACGTAACCGTCATCTAATGAAACTAATGAATTTGCTGTAAATGCAGTAGAAGCCTTTTTCTCTCTCCACATAGTCGTCCAAAGACCACTTTCAATTTTTACTGACATAATTTTTAATTTTTTAATGAGTTAACACAACAAAAAAACGAGAAAACATATAAATGTCTACCCATTCTTGTTGAATTGTCTATGAGCCATTCTTTAGTTTTTTTACAAGGTTTGTCCTTGAATAAAGATATGGTTTTTTTACTGGGTTAACTTTCCCAGAAGTAACGATTATAGCTGTTTTAGCAGTGCCTCTGCGGTATAATCAGTTTATTACTCCTTCTAATGAAGAAGGAGTGTATAAAATGACTATTTTAAATCTGCTTCTTTTAGTTTTGAATTGCAAACAAAATTCTTTTGTAAAATTTCATCAATTTGAGCAAGCATTATCTGTGTAGGATCATCAATGTCAAATAATTTTGCAATTGCATTTCTATAATTACCACCAATTAACTCTCCTAATCTCTGTAGTATCCATTCATGTTCTTGTAAAGTAACTCTTGATTCTACCATCTCTTTTAACATTCTCACCATTATCTTCTCATGCTTTCTAATTGATATCATGCCATCGTCATATGCTTCTTCACTCTTTAAATTAGCCCATTGTTCGTTTGTATAATCTTCGCTCTTTCCATTTTCAAGCATTACTCCTACTAGATTAATGTTCTCATGAACAATGTAGTCTTTTACCTTATTACTACCAATATAATATGTTTCTTTCTTTGCCATATACTAAGGATTTATGAATTTAATATTTATTGACATTTTCTGAGGAAGCTCAGGATCATCGAACTTAATTATCCAATTATCTCCCTCTTGTCCAATCTTAGTAAACTTTTCGAGGTCAGTTGATTTATAGAACTTAGATGCTTCACAGACTAAATCCTCATCATCTAATACCTTGTAATGACCAATCATTACTTCGCCAACAGGTGTAGTTCCTTGATAAAGAATCTTTTGCTCTGCCTTACTGCCAGCTACATTTAAGCCAAGCCAAGATAAGATCAATTTGCCATTTACTTTCTTTAGATGCCCTCTAGGAAGTTTTTTCTTTTTTCCTTTGAGTAATGCCTCTTGCTCTTCTAGCTTATATCTTGAGACTGTTCCTTTAAGAAGATTTATGTCTTCTTGCATTTTTTTGAAATCTTCCTTAGAGATGACAACTTGTTCTTTTGAGTCTTGTTTATTTTTTTCCATAATACTTTAGTTATTCTTTTTTATAATTAGGTTGCCATTCTTTAGAACCATACTTCTTCTTGTCTTCATCACTTAGCTTCATAAACCTTCTCATCTCTACGCTGTCTTGGCTTTCCTTAGTGTCTTTATTCATATTTCTATAACCGCTATGACCTGCACCCATTGATAAAGCATTAGGAGTAGTCTCAGAACCTTCCATGTTTACAGCTTCTCTCATTCTTGTATAAATCTCATCCTTAGTCTTTGCTGGTTTATCTGAGTCTATTCTGTTGTAATTGTAAAGAGCTTTTTTTCTTAATTCTTCATCATCTCCGACTAAGATAGACAATGAGTCTTCCTTTCTTTCCTTTTCAAGATTAGTTCTGAATTCTTGCCATTCGCTATTTAAATCCTCTTTTGCTTTATTAATCTCTTCTCTTTCTGCCTTTGTGCCACTTCTTAGCTTTTTAAAGTTAAAGTCTTTTTCTTTTAACTTCTTGTATTCTTCCATTTCTTCGTTTGAGAGTTCATGTTTTCCTTCTTCCTTCTCTTCTTCATTAATCTCTTCTTTTTCTACTACTTCTTCGTTAGTTTTTTCTTCGTCCATACTTTTTTAATTTAATTCTTAACAGGATTGTTGACGCAGTTCCGTCTGCGAGGGAATTAAAGTTCCTACCTTCGACCTTGTCTAAGTTGCTTCATACTTATCAAACTCTTCCTCTGGTTTAATAATATCTTTATACCTTCCATCTAATTTTTTAAACTCATCCTTTAAAAGAGATAATACATTTATACCTGCCCTATCAAACATTATCATTCTGCTATCTGGAGCCTGTAGTATGCTGTGGCTCGCCTGAATGTTTATTAGCTCATCGACTACTCTCTTGAATGATGGATTGTTATATAAGGCTGAAGCGTGTCTTAGAAATTCTGTCCTATCTTGTTCATCCATCTGCGATAAGTAGTCGTTTCCATCTATAAAGTTTCTAACATCTAAGTTGAAATCAACTAAAGCTTCACTAATATTCTTATATTCCTTCTCAAGACTATTTAGTCTCTTCAGGTTTCTTATCTTCTTTTTTAACTTCTTTAACATTTGCAAAATTTAATTTAACTGAATCTAATTCTTTTTTTAATGTATTTATTATAGTGACAACCTCGCCTACGGAAAGACCTGATTGAAACATTTCTTTTTGAATTATATCGTACTTAGCTTGTAGCACAGCTCTCTTTAAGTCTGCTACAACCTTTTTCTCATCTAACTTTTTTTCTTCTGACATAGTTTATTTTACTAAAGTATTAATACTTGGCTGTTGAGGCTTCGCTACTTGCTGACCAATCTGTTCTGAAACTGGTGCTCCGCCTGGTGCTCCTACCATTGGCATTTGAGGCTGTTCTTTAGCCCAATACTTCTCAGGGTCTTCCTTGCTCATAATTGCGTATCTTCCCTTTAAGTATTCGTCGTTAGTACTTTCTGGTCCAAAGATTTGTTTTGCCCTAGCTAAGTTCTCTATGAACAGTGTTCTTTCAAGCTCAGTAGATTCTTTAGGAGTAGGAGTGATGTTGATATAGAACTTATACTCAAGCATGCTCTTTCTAAGCTTTTTACCATTAAGATATACCTTTTGTACTTGATTACCAGGAGTAGAGAGTATCTGTGCTTCAGCGTCTAGTTGTTCTTGCTCCTTACCTAGTCCTTCGTTATCGAATTCTATTACTCTTGTAAATTCACCAAACTCATCTTGAGCATCTACTGAGATATTACGATACATCTCCCTAATCTGCTGCTTAACCTCGTCTAATTGATTATCCATTGGCATTGTCCAATGGTATAAAATATTGTAAATACGTAACCAAGTTAATCTTCTCCAGAAGGATAGTATTCCATAAACTGCGTAACCAAGTTTCATCATTGATTGTCTCTTCTCTTCCATTATTTGCGTCGCTGTAGGATCGCCCTGAGCCTGCTGACCAGACATAATTGGGTTCATGGTCTTCTCGTCCACGATCTGCTTAATAAGGTTATATACGTTAAATTCTCCTGCTCCAATAGTATTGTTCTGAATCAATGGCTCTAGATCTCCAGCCTGTACGTCTGGTGTTATTTTACCTGGGAAAAATATGTTCTGACTTAATACTGTTCCAGTGTTGTTAGCCATAGGAGGTTGTTGCATCTGTCTAAGTCTCAAGACCATCGTTCTTAAAGTGTCGTCTAGTATCTCTTGATCTACCTTAGTCTTAGCTGGAAAACTCTTGCTATATGCGAAGAACTTGCTAATTGGTTCAATGTCTATCTTTACTAGGTTGTACTCACTACTTGGTGATACTTCACTTAGTGGAAAGCCGATAGGTAGCATCATTACTCCATTTAAGAGAAGCATATACTCATTACTGCTTTTGTTCTTGTACTTTATGACTTCAACCATGTCTTCATTCATTTCTTCTAGCGTCCAGTCTCTAACGTCAGAAGAGTCTTCGGTCCCTAATGTTGTTATAAGATCTCTTGAGACATTCTCAAATCTGTTGTATCCGCTATATATCTTTTCTGCTTCTGAGTAAGGAATAACGTCTCGTGTATAGACATAAGGCTGTTCTTCCATGAAAAACTCATTGATGTTCCCTAGATATACTCCTGTGCCTGGTATTAAGTTTGTTCTGCAACCGACTACCTTTCTTTTTCTAGTAGTAGTCCAGTCAACATCATCAATCTTGAAATCTGAGTAGTTGACTTTCTTCATTACTTTCTGTATCTCCCATTCTTCTACCCAAGTATCTTCAACAAATGCTGTACCTTGATCTGCTGCTTCCTTTAAGATAAGAGCTTCTTTGTCATCCATTCCTTCTATCTGGAAGCTTTTCTTTACTAGACTTTCTATCTTGTCTCCTAAACCCATCAAAGGCATGTCTTTTTTGTCGTATACCTCGATGTTAGGCTCAAAGTTGTAGTTCAAGATCATTGAGAGAAAGGTGTTCTCCTTCTCTAGTGTTGTTCCTGTGACAATACGAGAGTCAAACTTATTCTTCTTAGGTCTTAAGTAAGCGTTACCAGCCTTGTAGTTGCTGTCGTAATGACTGATATAGTCTCTATCATCAAACTCAATGTGAGTATCCTCTCTCATATCTCTAGCTCTCTCGAGGTAATAGATCAGGTTTCTCCAATACTCATTCTCATCGTCTGAGTAATAAGGCTGACTATAGGTCTTTACCTTCTCAAACAGTGTTGATACGTCGTTGTCTTTCTCTTTAGTTTTAGTTGTCATATAGCTGAGTGAGGATCAAAGTCCTCGTCATCTGGAGTATAAACCTGTGGATAAACAAATTTATATTCTTGTATTAAAAGTCTATGTACATCTTCTATGAAATGGTCATTCTTATCTTTAGGACGAGGCTTGGGGTCTCGCTCGTCGCTTCCTCTACCTCGATACTCATCCCAAACATAGTTTTCAAACTCTTTGATTGTTCTTTCACAAGTGTCGAATACATACAATTCTGGTGGTTTAATTATCTCATCGTTTTGTTCTGTATAGTTTAGTGCCTCGTCAGTTCTTCTGATTCCACCAATAAGGTCTTTGCTTCCGTTAATGAATCTTAATCCACTTCTTTCAAGTCTTGCTCCAACAGATCCTTCTTCTGTTCTTTTATCATCTATCCAAGCTGATGGATCAATAAGTCTTTGTTTGACTCTTAATCCTGCTTCCATTTGTCTTATAGCTGAGGCTATATCATCATCAGTGCCATTTATCCAAAGCTCGTTGATGATATATTTTCTGTCTTTATCGTCTACTGCCATTAATAAATATGCGTCTGGGACTCTAGGATGTGTATCTAATGCTCCATAACAAGTGAACTCATTGAAAGTTATGTTAAATGGTTTGATGACGTGAATTGTTCTATCGAATGCTTTGTGGACTCTTCCCAAGAGATGTCCGAACTTACCATGTATTCTTGCTTCCTTTTCGTCTTCTGGGTACTGGCTTATCATTCGCTCTATATTCGCCTTCTCGAGGATTCCTCGTGCTCCTGGTGTGTTTATACAATTATCCCATACATCAGCCGTGACGACGCTTACGTTGCTTCCTACGCGATCATAGATGTCATCCTTTATCCACGCTGAGTAAGAAAGTGGTGTCATCGTCCAAAATACTATTCCACCTCTTCTCATTCTTGCAATACTTGCTGTGTATATAGATTTCTTACTTGGTTCATCTAACCAGAGCCAACCAAGATCTACTGATTCGAATTCTTTGCTATCTTGCTCGTTACTCATTAAGTCAAACTCGAAGCCTGTATCTGTTGTCCACTTAACTTCATAGCTCTTGCCTTCTTTCTTTGTCTCGTATGTTGTCTTGTATCTATTCGATGGAAACCATTTCTTTAGTTCTGGTACAATCTTTTCTTTGAGTGTTGTTGGATCTGATATTATTCTTCCTCTCTTCAGGTATGGAAACTTATTGAATAGCTCTTGGTCGAAGTAATCGTTCTGTTTACCAAAGCAGATATTTGCAACCATGTTTGCTCCTACACAAGTCTTCCCTACTCCATTTGCAGCACTGAATAAATTTACAAAGTGTTTGTTATTACCAACGTTCTTGATGAACTTCTCGCATTTAACGTTTGGTATGTATTTCTTACAGAGGTTTTCTGTTTGTCTTTTCCTCTTCTCGTCTAAGAGAAGCTTTAGTCTTTTAGACTTTTCTGGATTGTCTTTTAGTTTCTGTAGTATTAGTTCTTGTAATTGTTGACTCATATTAAATCAGCGACTTCTTCTGCAACTTCTTTATTTAGTTCTTCATCTGTCATGCTTTTAAATAATACTTCCTTTCTTTCTGTAATTCTTTTCTTTAAATTATTGTATTCCCTTATCGCTCCTAGTTTTGTTTTTAAGTCTGCATGTTGTCCTACTAAAAAGTTTAATTGCTTGTCTACATTTGCATCATTGAATCCACCGTCTTCCAATAATTCACTTATCCTAGCGATTATCTTAGGATTTCTTAAAAGTTGAGAAGCGCTTACTGCTGCTATGTTTATATAATTAGGCTTACCATGATCTACATCGTAAACTTCTAAGTATGACGTAGTTCCATTTCCAAAGAACTCTCTGTCTGTAGCATATACTTGGCAGAACTTTTCTTGTCTTGTATTTAGTTTTGATACTACTTCCGCCATATCACTTTTTCATTATTTTTTTAACTTCTTCGTTCATATTTTAAGAGCAAATATTAAAAAATTGTTTAAGTATCAGGTTTATTATTATCCATTGAGCTGCGTAAGCGAACAATCCTCCGCAGACTAATATCACTATTCCGATTACTGCTACTCCGTAGAATCCTTCGAGTATTTCTACGAGGAGTTGTTTAATGGAATCCCTCATTTGTTTATCCCCTCCCAAAATGTTCTGACCAATTTAGGTAAAAAAATATATTACTTATCAAAAACATTTTTTCATTGTTGAACTCCAACAGCAACAACGAATACAGTTTTCCTTTTTTTAAATATAATCCTTAGAACAAATTGGGAAGGGATATTTAAACGTACTTTCCACTAACCCCCGCAAGATAAGTGAGGGTGTTAGCAGTTTTGTTTTCCTGCCAATCGTTATTTATTCAAATAAGGATTAGTGGAG